CTACAAAACAGAAAACCCATAACCTCCCCTAGATCCCCATATATCTATTGCAAAATAAATCCAACATCTGATATAACCCCGGCAACTTGGGCCTTTACTAACCCATGCAAGAAAATTCCGAGCTTCACATGCCAGAAATAGAGGAAGACATTGCTCTTCCGGCCTCCGCTACTGAGGCATTTCCTGAATTATCTCCCCAAGAAGAACTTAATATGCGGGCTCGGACAATTAAGATGTTGTCCGATTTAAAGGGAGAGCCCCTTGCCTTAGATGGTAGTAAGAAGGACGAAGCCGAAGAAATTGCTCGGCAGATGATCAGTAATCCTTCGCTCCGGCCCGAGTTCGCCAAGTACCCCAACGAGACAATTGCTTACCTTGCGGGCATGGTCCAGCAGATGAACTGCATGATCGTGAACGAGTTGTCGGACTTAAAGCTCTACGTTGTTAATAAGCTGGTGTTTGAAGCAGAGAATGCCCGCGATAGTAAGAGTCGTCTTACCGCGCTGAAGCAATTAGGCGAGGTCGATGGGGTTGACGCCTTCAAGCGTCGGTCGGAGCTAACTGTTCAGGTGAAGCCGCTTGCCGAGGTTGAGAAGGAGCTTCTTGGCGTTTTGAGCAATATTGAGGCTATAGATGCGGAGTATATGGTAGTACCGAATAGCCCAGAAGAACCCCATCACCTTCCGCACCCGGTCGAAGTTGAGTGTGAGCCAGAAGATGGCAGCGAAGAAAGAGAGAGCGAAGAGCAGGGAGAGGATACTGACAGCGACCCAAGTGAAGTGCATAGCGGCTCTCCTGAATGATGAACAACGTCACCCTGACGCCACAGAATATACAGAAGATCCGGGCAGCGCTACCTAGGCTGCCGGAGAAAGAGAAACGTCGCGCCGCAGAGTTGCTGGCTCAGTATTATAAGGAGACTGTTCGGACCAAGGGCAAGGACGACTTTCTCTCTTTTATTAAACACGTCTACCCCGGCTATAAGGTCGGGCCTCATCATAAGAAGCTGGCGCGGATATTTGAGGACATTGCCAACGGCAAGAAGAAGCGGGTGGTGGTGAATATTGCCCCGCGTCATGGCAAGTCCGAGATGATTAGCTACCTCGCTCCGGCGTGGTTCCTAGGCAAGTACCCCGAGAAGAAGGTCATCATGGCCTCACATACGGCGGACCTCGCCGTTAACTTCGGTAGGCGGGTTAGGAACCTTGTTTCATCGGACCTGTACCACGACGTGTTCCCGCAGGTTGAACTGCAGGCGGACTCTAAATCAGCCTCACGCTGGGGCACGAATTTTAACGGTGAATACTTCGCCATCGGTGTGGGTGGCGCGTTGGCCGGTCGCGGTGCTGACCTCTTTATTATTGACGACCCGCACTCCGAGCAGGAGGCCAAACAGGGCCGACCTGATGTCTTTGAGCCCGCTTGGGAGTGGTTCCAGTCAGGCCCCGTGCAGCGACTAATGCCCGGTGGCGCGATTATTATTGTGATGACCCGGTGGTCGAAGCTTGATTTAACGGGTTGCGTTATAGACCACATGACTAAAAATGACGACGCCGACCAATGGGAAGTAGTTGAATTCCCAGCTATTTTGGATAATGGCAACCCGCTTTGGCCGGACTTTTGGCCGATTGATGAGTTGCTGGCTAAAAAGGCCAGCATGGACGTGCGGTACTGGCAGGCCCAGTACATGCAGCAGCCGACAGCCGAAGAAGGGGCGCTATTAAAACGGGAGTGGTGGCGGATATGGGAGGGGGATACTCCTCCGCAGTGTGAATATGTGATTATGAGTCTGGACGCCGCCCAAGAGTCTAGTAACCGTGCCGACTATAATGCCTTGACAACGTGGGGCGTATTTTTCAACGAAGAGACTAAAAACCACAACATTATCCTCCTAAACGCCATCAAAAAGCGCATGGAGTACCCCGATCTAAAGGCTATGGTGATCGAGGAGTATCAGGAGTGGAAACCGGACAGTTTTATCGTTGAGAAGAAATCTAATGGCGCGGCGCTCTATCAGGAGATGCGCCGGACGGGTATACCGGTTGGGGAGTTTACACCGGGCAAGGGACAGGACAAAATATCAAGGGCTAATGCAGTTTCGGATATATTCTCATCGGGAATAGTCTGGGCACCGGACACCCGCTGGGCGCACGAAGTTATTGAAGAGTGTAACGATTTCCCCGCCGGTCGTAACGATGACTTGGTGGACTCCACGACTTTGGCACTCCTGCGATTTCGGCAGGGTGGGTTTTTAAGGCTACCGACAGATGAGCCGGAGCCACTTAAGTATTTCAAGTCTTCCCGAGCCCGCATGCGGGGATATTATTAGGAGATTTTAGATGGCGAATAATGTTGATAAAGCGGTTTACGCCGCCCCCGCAGGGCTGGAATCCGATATGGATCAGGCCGACCTTCAAATAGAAGTTGTAAACCCTGACGAGGTTAATATTGAAGGTCCGGGCTTTGAGATGCACATGGAGCAGTCTGAGCCTGAGTTTGATATCAACCTCGCTGAGGAGATGTCAGACAACGACTTATCCGCACTTGCCTATGAGTTGATGGGTGAGGTGGACGAGGACGTTAACTCCCGCCGTGATTGGCTTGATACGTATATCAAGGGGTTGCAGCTGCTGGGGCTGAAGTACGAGGAGCGCTCTGAGCCGTGGCCGGGTGCGTGTGGTGTGTTCCACCCGCTGCTGATGGAGGCGGCGATTAAGTTTCAGTCCGAGACCATTAGCGAGACCTTCCCCGCTGCTGGGCCTGTCCGCACGGTGATCATTGGCAAGGAGACGCCGGAGAAGAAAGACGCAGCCGCCCGGGTTGAGGCGGATATGAACTATGAGTTGACGGAGGTCATGCAGGAGTACCGGCCTGAGCATGAGCGCACTCTTCTGACCGTGGCACTGGCGGGCAATGCGTTTAAGAAGATCTACTTTGACCCGGCGATTAACCGGCAGGTGGCGATCTATATTGCTGCGGAGGACGTGATTGTCCCCTATGGCGCGGCGAATCTTGAGTCGGCTGACCGTATTACGCACCGGATGCGTAAGACTAAGAACGAGCTACGGAAGCTGCAGATTGCTGGGTTCTACCGGGACGTTGATCTGGGCGACCCGATTTTGGTCATGGACGAGGTTGAGAAGCGTAAGGCCGAGCAGCAGGGCTTTTCGGCGTCTATGGACCACCGATATCAGATCTATGAGATCCATTGCAATTTGGATCTTGCTGGGTACGAGGACGTTGACAAGAAGGGAGAGCCCACCGGGATCAAGCTTCCTTATATTGTCACCATTGAGAAGGGCACGCAGACGGTTCTTGCCATCCGCCGCAACTGGCTGGAGGAGGATCCGCTTAAGCTGCGCCGCCGTCACTTCGTACACTACGGCTATATTCCGGGTTTCGGGTTTTACTATTTTGGCCTGATTCACCTAATAGGTGGACATACTCGGGCCGCCACGTCTCTCCTTCGTCAGCTGATTGACGCAGGTACTCTTTCTAATCTGCCCGGTGGTCTGAAGGCCAAGGGTCTTCGTATTAAGGGCGACGATACGCCCATTGCCCCGGGTGAGTTTAGGGACGTGGATCTTCCTTCGGGGGCGATCCGAGACAATATCCTGCCCTTGCCGTACAAGGAGCCGAGCCAAGTTCTCACAGTCCTTATGGACAAGGTTGTTGAGGACGGACGGCGCTTCTCCGGTGCGGGCGATATCAATATCTCGGACATGTCCGCTCAGGCTCCGGTCGGGTCTACTCTGGCCGTGCTGGAGCGCACGCTGAAGGTTGTGGGGGCTATTCAGGCCCGTATCCATTACGCCATGAAGCAGGAGTTCAAGCTCCTTGCGGCGATTATTCGGGACAATACTCCGGAGGAGTACGACTATGAGCCCGAGACTGGCACACGTTCTGCTAAGCGTAGCGACTACGATACTGTGGATGTACTGCCTGTATCTGATCCTAATGCTAGTACTATGGCCCAACGGGTCGTTCAGTATCAGGCGGTTCTCCAGCTGTCTCAGACGGCTCCTCAGATTTATAACCTCCCGGCTCTTCACCGGCAGATGATTGAGGTGCTTGGGGTCAAGAACGCTAGCAAGCTGATCCCGATGCAGGAAGACCTAAAGCCCGTCGATCCGGTGTCGGAGAATATGGCGGTTATGGTCGGCAAGCCTGTCAAGGCGTTTATCTATCAGGACCACGACGCGCATATCGCCGTTCATATGGGCCTTCTCCACGATCCGAAGATTATGCAGGTGGTGGGCCAGAACCCGCAGGGCGGGGCTCTTACTGCGGCGCTTCATAATCACATCATGGAGCATATTGCGTTCAAGTACCGTAGTGATATTCAGCGGATGCTTGGCGCTAATCTCCCGCCGCCCCCGGCGGATGTTCTGGCTGGCAATACCGATACGGAAGATGGCGTGGGGTATCTGCCGCCGCAGATGGAAGTTCAGGTCAGTCAGCTAACCGCGCAAGCGGCAGCCAAACTCCTGCAGCAGGACGCCGCAGAAATGCAGCAACAGCAGGCACAGCAACAGGCACAGGATCCTATCCTGCAGATGCAGCAGCAAGAACTGCAGCTTAAGGCCCAGCAGATTCAGCTTGAAGCACAGATCAAGCAAGCAGAACTTCAGATGAAGCAGCAGCAATTTGAGATGGAATTGCAGCTACAGAAGCAGGATCTTGAGCGTAAGGGTCTCAAGGACATGATGGATGCCAAGGCGCGCGATGAGCAGATGAAGGTGAATATCGCCAAGGATCTCCATAAAACCGCAGTCGATTCTCGTCATAAGGACAATGATCGTAGGGTCGATGCAGCAAAACATACCGCCACTTTAGTAAGTCAGGCGCAGCAGAAGTCGAGTACCCCAAATAAATAAGGAGGGTTGATGTCAACAGATAGTGTCGCGAGCTATCTGATCCACAAGTTGGATCAACAGCGCAATATCGTAAAGGATCGGATTTTACGTGGTGACCTGTTAATCGACGAGTACAAACGCCTCGCAGGTATTAATGAAGGTATCACTTACGCAATTGATCTTATTAACGATACGCAAAGACGTATTGCACACGATGAGGTGTTAGAAGATGAGTAACGTAGATATTCTCGCTACCAAGCGGGAAGCAAAGATCGCGGAAGAAGCCGCCGAGAAAGCCAAGCAGATCCCGGACCCTACCGGGTACCACATCCTCTGCATGGTTCCAAAGATTGATTCGACGTACGAAAGTGGCCTTATTAAGGCTGACGAGACCATTCATGTGGAGTCTCAGACCACAATGGTGCTGTATGTCGCAAAGCTCGGGCCTATGGCCTACAAGGACGAGAGCAAATTCCCGACTGGGCCGTGGTGTAAGGAGGGGGATTTTGTGATTACCCGCGCATATGCGGGTACCCGTGTACTCATTCACGGTACTGAGTGGCGAATTATTAACGACGATACCGTTGAGGCTATCGTGCAAGACCCTCGTGGCATCCGCCGCGCATAAGGAGCATTAATGGAACTGCCTAATATCGAAAAAGAGGCGCTAGAAGCGGAGAAAAAGGCTCTAGATTCCTCTAATACTGCAGAAAAAGACGATTTTAAGGTCGAAATTATCGACGATACCCCGGAGGAGGACCGTAATAAGCCGCCTTTGCCTAAGCGTATCGTTGAAGAGCTAGAAAACGACCCGCTTGATGAGTATTCCGAGAAGGTTCAGAACCGCATCAAGCAGATGAAGAAGGTCTGGCACGATGAACGGCGCGAAAAAGAGCGCTATGCCCGGGAACGAGAGGAGGCTTTGACCTTTGCCCAGCGTGCTTATGAGGAAAATAAGCAGCTAAAACAAAAACTTACGCAAAATCAGAAGGCTTACATCGATGAAGCCACTAGGGCAGCGGATACTGAGCTTGCTTCTGCCAAGGAGACCCTGCGTAGGGCCCACGAGGCTGGAGATCCGGAGCAAATTGTGTCGGCTCAGGAAGCTCTCGCTGACGCTAAAATCAGAATTCGGGAAGTAGAACGGTTTAAACCCGCTTTACAGCAACCGGATAATAATGTACAAGAGCCAAAACAGCCCGAGGTAACACGGCAAGTAACTGATCCCAAAGCCGAGGCTTGGCGTCAGCGAAACACGTGGTTCGGCCAGAACGAGGAAATGACTTCTCTGGCACTTGGACTGCACAACAAGTTACATAGATTAGGGGTCGAGGTCGGTAGTGATGATTACTATCGTAAACTCGATTCTGAGATTAGGAAGCGATTCCCCGAGGAATTTGAGGATAGCTCCGATACGAGCCAGCAGGAAGAGCGTCAAGAGCGTCCTGTAACTCGCAAACCGCCAACGGTTGTTGCACCAGTAACGCGGGCTACCGCGCCACGACAAATCCGTTTGTCTACAACGGAGGCGGCCATCGCTAAACGGCTTGGTCTTACTCCTGAAGCATACGCCCGTGAAAAGATTAAACTGGAGAACAACAATGGTTGAAAATAATCGCATCGCTCGCGACCACGATACTCGGGAAACCGCGAAGCGCACACAGACTTGGAGACCGCCCGAAACACTGCCGTCACCGACGCCGCAGCCGGGTTGGGTCTTCCGCTGGATTCGGACGAGCATGATGGGTCAAGCTGATCCCACCAATACGTCTGCAAAGTTACGCGAAGGCTGGGAACCGGTTAAGGCCGATGACCATCCTGAGCTTATGTATATGGCCGATCCGAATACCAAGTTTAAAGGTAATGTTGAGATCGGCGGGCTGTTGCTCTGCAAGGCTCCGGAAGATTTGGTGAAGCAGCGTGAGAAGTACTATGCGAATCAGGCGCAGAACCAGATCGAGTCTGTAGACAACAACTTCATGCGTCAGAACGATGCGCGGATGCCGCTCTTTACGGAGAAGCGTTCTACGACCTCGTTCGGGCGCGGGAATAAATAACTTTAGGAGATTTTAATGTCTAATGTCGCAACGCCTTATGGGCTGCGTCCGATCAACCTGATCGGTGGTCAGCCGTTCGCGGGTCAATTCCGCGAATTCAAGGTGGCGTCGAACAACTCGGCTGCCATCTTCAACGGGGATGTCGTTGCTCTTACGAGCGCTGGCGTTCCTTATGCTCTCACCTCGACCC